TCAATAACATCCGATAGAACAATTACAGTAACAGGTAATCCAGGTGTAGCAACAGATAATCCAACAATTGCAACAAATAAGGGATGGACGGTGACAGGATGACAGCAGGATTTTATAAATATGAAAGCGATATACTATCTTATGGTCCTAACTTTGTTCTTAATGCAGATTATGAATTGAGAGCGGAATCAAAAGATGAATATACATATCCTGTAGACGGATGGTATTGGTTCAATAGTATAGAAGAGGCTTATTTATTTTTTAATATACCAAGCCCTGATAATAATAAAGAAGAGGTAAGCAATGAGTCTATCTAAGAGATTAAAGGCATCTGGTGAGCAAAGAATTGGTAATAACCAGTACATTGAGCCTCTAATTCCACCAAGACCACTCTATGGTGTGGCAAATGCTGGTGTTTATGTAGATGCAGACTCTGCACTACGAATTTCTACTGTTTATTCATGTGTAAGATTACTTGGCGATACCGTCTCATCTTTGCCCATGGGAGCATATGTACGCAGAGGTCGTAATCGTATCTCTTATTCGGCGGTATATGGAAGTCAACCTGAATGGATCAATAAGCCTAATCCAGAATCAACAAGATTAGAGTTTATTGAACAAATAATCACATCCCTACACCTACATGGAAATGCATACATCTTAACAGTTAGAGACAATTCTGGCGAGGTAGTAGAACTATATTGCCTTAACCCTAATGATGTTAAGATAGAAAGACCATTTCCAGGAGAACCTCTTGTATATAAACTAAGAGATGAATTAAATAACTTTACTCGTATTTTGACCAAAGATGAAATTGTACATATTCCAATGATGAAACTTCCTGGAAGCCATTATGGATTATCTCCAATTGGTGCTTGCCGTATGTCAGTTGGTATTTCTATGGCTTCTGATACTTATGCTTCTGCATATTTTGGCAATGCCGCAAATCCTGCAGGTGTTATTGAAGTAGCAGGAGAATTAACAGATGAGCAGGCTGCTGATATTAAGCGTCAATGGAATCAGAATCATGGTGGTCCATATATGTCTGGATCAACAGCAGTTCTTTCAGGTGGAGCAGCATTTAAGCCTCTATCACTAAACGCTGCAGACGCACAATTAATTGAAAGCAGAAAATTCAATGTGACTGATATTGCAAGAATTTTTAGAGTTCCTCTAAGCCTTCTTGGATATCCAGAGTCAGGAACAATGTCATATGCCTCTGTTGAAGCACAGAACCTTTCCTTCGTACAGCATTCTCTACGCCCACTATTAGAGCGTTTGGAACAAGCACTATCTCCATTGCTTCCTGAAGCAGATGGATTTATTAGATTTAATTTAGATGCCCTTCTTCGTGGTACCACAATTGAAAGATTTGATGCCTATACAAAGGGTCTAAGAGAAGGTTTCCTAAGCCTAAATGATGTTCGTTCATACGAAGATTTATCTCCACTTGGAGAGGCTGGAGATCAATATAGACTTCCTCTACAGAATATTGATGCAGCCCAAGCACCACTTGTTGGTGACAAACTCAAGGCAGAAATTGCATCTATCCTTGTACAGGCTGGATATAACCCAGATGATGTTGCTAAGGCTGTAGGCATGGAAGAGATTGGTCATACTGGTCTTGCTTCTGCTCAATTACAGCAGGTAGCATTAATTAATCCAGAAAATCCTGATGCTGTTTACAGTGATGAGGTAAAAGACTAATGCCTTACGGAATATCTTCTGAGCAGAGCGATTGTGAAAATTGGGCGGTAGTTAAAGAAGAGTCTGATGGCTCATATACTACCCTTAAATGCCATGATAATAAACAAGATGCTATTGATCAGATGGTAGCAATATCTATATCTGAAGATATGGAACCACTTGGAGAAGTAAGAGAAGTAGGAACAGTCCCACAATTTATTAGAAGAAATGCACAAAAGGGATTGGATTATTTGGCAGAAGGTTTTGGTGGTGACGGTTTAACTGACGCTACCAAGAGAGAAGCAAGAGAAATGGCAGCAGGTCGTATTTCTGAGAACAAAGTCAGAAAGATGGCACCATGGTTCGCCAGACATAAAGCAGATGGTCAAGCACCTAAGAATAGTGATCCTTCAGATTCACAATATCCAGGTCCAGGATTAGTTGCTTGGTTACTATGGGGCGGAAATTCAAACTTTGACGATGCTGCTCAAAACTGGGCACAACGCCAGATAGATTCCTTAAATAATGAAGAAAGTAAGACAAGGAGCAAAATGAAAAAGACGGAACGCCGTACCTTTACCGTCAAGGGCATAGAGGCGAGACAAGCAGAAGACGGTAAACTGCGAATGGCTGGATATGCTGCGGTATTTAATGAAGCATCCTTGCCACTACCCTTCATTGAGAGAATAAGCCCTGGTGCATTTAGAAAGACTCTAAGTGAGACACCAGATGTTCGCTTGTTAATTAACCATGAAGGCTTGCCATTAGCAAGAACAAAGAATGGTACTATGAAATTATATGAAGACGAAAGAGGTCTTTATTTTGAAGCAGAATTAGCAGATACCCAAGAAGCAAGAGATTTGCATACTCTGGTTGCTCGTGGAGATGTTGATCAAATGTCGTTCGCATTTCGTGTCATCCGTCAGAAATGGAATGAGGACCGCACTGAGAGAACTCTCACAGAAGTATCTTTGGCTGATGGAGATGTGTCTATTGTGACCTATCCTGCTTATCCTGCAACCTCCGTAGAGGCGAGGGAACAGTTAAAGAAGGCTATTGCTCAAATAAAAGAAGGAAGAGAAATATCAGGAGACTCTCTATTAGTACTTGAAAGCATATTTGGAGATCTAACAGAAGGTCATGAATATGTAATGAAGGCTGTAGAAGTTATGTCTGCATTGCTTGGAAATAATGGAGAAATAGAAGAAGAGAATTCTCCATATACAGATGTAGAAGATGATGAATTAGAAGAATCTGCAATTACTCAATTAATTGTAGATACACCTGGAGAAGGTTCCAAGGTTGTTGGAGAAATTCCATCTACTCAATTAAATGTACCAATTAGAGGAATGTCTCTAAGATTGGCACAAGCAAAGAGAAACAATATATAATTCCTATCAGAAATGATAGGCGAAGTCGGAGCAGGATTCACACCCTTTTAAGCGTCGTGAAGATCCATTGCCACCACCTCAAATAACTTAAACTCACAAAAGGAGAACATACAAATGTCTTATTTAGACAAGTTGATGGATCGCCGTGATGCAGTTAAGGTAGAAATGGATGCAATTCTTGAAGCAGTTGCTGCAGAGAATCGCACTGACCTTACAAATGATGAGTCAGCAAAGGTTGATGCCCTTGTTGAAGAATCACGCTCACTTGATTCAAAGATTGAAAAGTTCAAGGCACAAGCAGATGCTGATGCTAAGGTTGCAGAAGTTCGTGCAGCAGTAGCAGATGTTGCTATGCCAAAGACAACCGCTTCAACAAAGATTGTAAGCGAACCACGCACCTATACACCAGAATCTGGTAACTCATTCATTGCTGACGCATTCAATGCACAGTATCGTAATGACTTTGGTGCATCAGAGCGTCTTGCTCGTCACACTCGTGAAGAGTCAATTGAGCGTCGTGATGTAGGAACTGCAAACTTTGCAGGTCTTGTCATTCCTCAGTACCTCGTAGATCTCGCAGCACCATATGCTCGTGCAGGTCGTCCAACTGCTGATTTTGCAACCAACAAACATGCTCTTCCAGCAGCAGGTATGACACTAAATATCTCTCGTATGACTACAGGTACATCTGCAGCAGTTCAGGCTTCTGAAAACTCTGCAGTATCTGAGACAAACGCAGATGATACACTCTTGACTATTGATGTGCGTACAATCGCAGGTCAGCAAGATCTATCCAAGCAGGTAATTGAAAGAGGAACTGGCGTAGATGCATTCGTCGTACAGGATCTCATTCGTGCTTGGCACACAACTCTTGATAACCAAATCCTAAATGGTTCTGGTGCATCAGGACAGATTCTTGGTCTACGCAATACTTCTGGTATCAACTCTATAACTTATACAGAGGCATCACCATCTGTTGCTAACCTATATCCAAAGTTGGCAGATGCTTATCAGTCAATCCAAACTGGCGTATTCATGAACCCAACACACTGGATCATGCACCCACGCCGCTTGGCATTCTTGCTATCAGCAGTTGATGGTTCTGATCGTCCACTCGTTCTTCCAGCCCTAAACGGCCCAATGAACGCAGTTGCGACTGGTGCAGGTGCCGCATCTTATGGTAACTCTGGCTACACAATGATGGGTCTACCTATCATCGTAGATGCAAATGTTGTTACTGATGCTGGTGCAGGAACTGATCAAGACGAAATCTATTGCGTCACAGCACCTGAACTACATCTCTGGGAGCAAGCAGGCTCACCATTCGCATTGTCATTTGATGCAACTGGTGCAGGCTCACTCACAGTTAAGTCAGTTGTTTACGGATACTCAGCATTCTCTGCTGGTCGTTATCCTGCAGCATCATCTGTTATCACAGGTACTGGCTTAGTAGCACCAACATTCTAAGTTAGATTTGCATAGGGTTGATCCTGTGCAATACTTAGAGTAATCTAAGGAAGGACAGGCTAATAGGCTACCCCGACTTATTAGCCTGTTCCTTTTAAACGAGGGAATATGAAAAAACTTAAAAAGATATTTAGAATTAAGAAGGAAACAGCAACTGCTCTACCTAAAGTGGAAAAGGCTATGTTACCTAAATTGGAGAGAAGGAGCAAATGAGTCAATCAACAACAGTCTATACGACCTTGGCAGATGTTAAAAATGCCTTGCAGATTGAAGATACTTTAGACGATACTGCTATTCAGGCTGCTATTTTGACTGCAAGCCGTCAGATTGATGAATATTGCCAAAGATTTTTTTATCGTGAGGGTACAGTAGGAAGTCCTGCAACAAGATACTATACTGCTTACAGCCCTTGGTATGTAGAAACAGATGATATTGTTCAAATAACACAATTAGCATGTGACCCAGATTTTGATCAGTCATATAGCCAGGTCTGGAATACAACAACAGCACCTTTAGATGTTATGTATGAACCAGTAAATAACCCAAATAAAGGGTGGCCTTGGACAAGAATATTAGCAATAGGCTCATATGTATTTCCATATTTCTTTCCACAAACTGTAAGAGTTCAAGGAGTATTTGGATTTCCAGAAGTGCCATATGAAGTAGAATTAGCCTGCAAGATTCAGGCATCAAGATTATTTGTAAGAAAGCAATCACCTTTTGGAATTGCTGGATCAGTAGAATTGGGTACAGTTAGATTAAATTCAAGACTTGACCCAGATGTAGAAATGCTTTTAAAGACATTCCGTAGAAATAAAGGACTTGCCTACTAATGATACAGATAAGTAAAGTCAGAGATGCTATTGGAAAGAACATAGAAAGTATTTCAGGTATAAGGATTTATGATACAATACCTGATGTGGTAGTTCCACCATGTGCTGTAGTTGGTCAATTAGATTTCACATTTGATGTTGACAATGCAAGAGGTTTAGACCAGGCATCTGTTGATGTTTATGTGATTGTTCAGAGAATTTCTGAGAGGGCAGGTCAAGATAAACTTGATCAACTATTAGGTGGTACTGGTAATAAGTCTATTAAGACTGCTATAGAATCTGATAGAACATTAGGTGGACTTGTAAATACCCTCAGAGTAATAAGTGCCGAAAGTGGTACTTACCAGACTGGAGATCAGACTTTCTTATCTTATCGTTATAACCTCACAATTTGGGGCTAAGGAGTAATAATGGAATATGTAGTAACTTCAAAATCACTTTATGGCAAGAAGCCAGGTGAGAAGATTACAGAAAAAGAATTACTTGCTGTAGGTGCTAATATTCAAAAACATCTTCAGTCAGGTAGATTAACAAAATCAGTAAATGTACCAAAAGTACAAGAAGTAAAGCAAGAAGCAGTAAAGCAAGAACAGCAGGCACCGAAGGTAGAACCTGAAGTGTTTGTTTTTAACAAATATAACAATGAAGGAGATAAATAACAATGGCTCGTATAGTACTTACAGATGTTGAAGTGTTGATTGATGACGCTGCAACAACTCCGCCAGTTAATAACATCAGTGAATATATCTCAAGCGTAACAATTAATACGCCAGAAGATGTAGTTGAAACAACTGCATTCGGCCCAGTAGGAGCAAGAACAAGAACTTCAGGACTAAAGGATCACTCCATTACTCTTGAATTCCATAATGACTTTGCTTCTGGTGCACTTGAGTCAATTATTGATGGAATTGGAATTGGACAATTGGCTAACATTCAAGTTAAGCCAACCTCTGCTGCAGTATCAGCAACCAACCCTGCATATAAGGCAGATAACTCTGGTTCTGGAGCAACAAAGGCTGGACAAGTTCTAATTTCTGAATGGACACCACTAAATGGAGCAGTTGGCGAACTCGCTACTGTATCTGTTACATGGCCAGTTTCAGGTCAAATCGTTAAGGCGACTTCCTGATAACTCATGGCTAAATTAGTCTTAACGGATGTTCAGGTTCTTGTAGGACCATGTTATACATTGAATAACTGCTTAGATATAGGTGGTGCCAATGATACTCCAGCATATGATATTAGTGAATGGGTATCAAATGTAACGCTTTCTACTACCTATGACATTTTTGAGACTACACAAGTAAATGACACAGCCAAGAAAAGAGTTCCTGGTCTTGCAGATAATCAAGTAACACTTGAATTACAACAAGACTTTGGATCTGGAGTAACAGACCTGGAATATGTAATGAACCAGCCTGGAAACAGCAGTCTAATAGGAACAATTGGCAGAATGTTAGTAAGACCAAAAAATCAAGCAACGAGTGCAACCAATCCTCAGTACTATTTTGAAGTAGTATTTGCAGAATGGCAACCTCTAAGCGGAAGCGTTGGAGAATTATCCACGATCCAGGTTACTTGGCCTGTTAACGGTGTCATAAACAAATCATACACATAACCTTGAAGGGGTAAAATATAATGGATGGATTAAGTATCAAAGTCAAAACAACAGATGGAAACGAAGGACTATATCCTTTGCGTCCAAAGTCAATTGTTGCTTTTGAACAAAAATTCAATAAAGGCTTTGCAAAACTTCTTAGCGAAGACCAAAAGTTGGAGCATGTCTACTTCCTTGCATGGGCAGCCATGAGGGACAGTGGAAAGGTTGTAAAGCCATGGGGCGATTCTTTCCTTGCTGAACTTGAAGCAGTGGAGTTGGCCTCAGACCCAAATTCAGAATCCACAGAGATAGCCTAACCTATACGGTAGCAATGATCTCTGTGGAGACTGGATTATCTCCAGTTGATCTGCTTGAAGCACCTGACGGTATACTTGAAGCAATAGTTATTTATCTCAAGGAGAAATCCAAGAATGCGAGCAGGAAGTGAGTATTGAAAATCGTGTAGTGGTAACTGGCCTTAAAGAAACACGCCAAGCACTACAAAAGTTTGACAAAGATGCAGTTAGGGCATTTGATAAAGTTATAAACTCTGAACTCAAAAATGCCAAAGCAGATGCATTAGGCTTTGTTAAAACTGAACCACCACTTAGTGGGTGGAATACTCAACCTGCTCGCAATCCGAGAACTCGTGGAGGTGCTGGATGGCCTCAATGGGATCAAAGTATTATTAGGGCTGGAATCACAAGCAGTAAGGCTGAGGGCAGAGTTAGAAAAGACTACACCACATCTGTTGGTTCATTAAAAAATAAGTCTGCTGCTGGTGCAATATATGAATTAGCGGGAAGAACATCAAGAGGAACTGGTACCTTTATTAGAAATATAGAAGGTAAGTTTGGAAATGCTTCTCGTATAGTTTGGAAATCTGTAGATAAAAACAGAGATAGATTTGAAAGAAATGTCTTAAGGGCATTAGATGATATGAAGGCAAAACTACAAAGAAATTTACAAAAGGAGCGTGACTAAACATGGCTACAGGTGCAGTTAAGGCCACGATCCTCTCTCAATATTCCGATAAAGGTTCTAAGCAAGCCCAAAAAGATCTTGCCAAACTTAGTAAAAAGTTTGATCAGATGGGCAAAAGAGCATTTAAAGCGGCAGGTCTTGCTGCTGGTGCTTTTGGAGCATTGGCAGTTAAAATTGGTAAAGACTCAGTAAAGGCAGCCGTAGAGGATGCCAAGTCACAGGCATTACTTGCGAACACATTAAAGAATTCTCTTGGTGCTACAAATGATAGTATTGCTGCAGTTGAGGACTACATTGAAAAGCAGCAGATGCTTACAAATGTTCAGGATACAGAATTAAGAGCAAGTTTTAGTAAATTAGCCATAGCCCTTGGAAATACAAGCGATGCAATGCTCGTACAGGGTGTTGCCTTGGATGTGGCGGCAGGTACAGGAAAAGACCTTTCAGCAGTAACAGATGCAATAACAAAAGCAACTCAAGGTAATTTTACATCATTAAAGAAATTAGTTCCTACATTAGATGAGAACATTGTTAAAAATAAAGATTTAGGTAAAGCCTTAACATATTTATCTGCAACATATAAGGGTTCAGCAAAAGAATTAGCAAAAAAGGACCCAATAACAGCCCTATCAATTGCATTTGATGAATTAAAAGAAAAATTAGGAGCAGCACTACTTCCTGCATTTATTCAATTAGCAGAATACATGAAGAGCAATGTTATTCCTCAAATTGAATTATTCTTGGGAATGAATGAAACAAGAATTAAATCTGCTCTTGAAAATGCTGTTGGAAATATCAAAGAAGTAGTACAAGCCTTTACAAATATTTATAATGTTGTTAAAGGAATAAATGACATACTTCCATTTGGAATTGCAGGATGGATTCAACTTGGTGTTGCCCTTGCTTTTGCAAGTAGATTGGGAGCATTATATAATGCAACAATTTCTTTGCTTGCTGTAGTTACAAAAGCAGGAACTGCAGCACTTATAGAGAATGCGGCAGCAGCAAGAGCAAACGCAGCAGCACAAGGAGCAAATGCACTTGGAAGCACTCTTGTTGCACAAAAAGTTGCAGTGCTTGTTGCAACAATAAGAGTTTACATAGCAGAAACTTATGCTTCAATATCAAGTCAATTATTGCTTAATTCGGCAATGACTAAAGGTGCTGGCGCAGCCACCGCTTTAAATGTTGCTCTTTTAAGAGTTAAGGCAACACTTCTGACAATGTTTGCATTTGTAAAAAAGTTTGCAAAGCAAATTGGACTTCTTATATTAGCCCTTGGAGTAGTTGCTACAATTGTTGATAAAATATTCGGTAGCGATAAAATAAAGATATCTGAAACAGCAAGAGCAGCAGAAGTTAGTATGTATCAGGCTGCTATTGCAACAGAATCTATGGATGATGCTCTTAATAAATATAAAGAAACACAAGCAGCAGTAGTTAAAAAGACTAAAGAAGAAATTGAAGCAGAAAAAAGACTTAATCAACTTAAGGCTCAACAAGCAAAATTAGATAAAGAGCGAGCAGCGACTCAGGCTATTAAAGATAGAATTGCTAAGAAGTTTGGCGTTAAATTAACTGATCCTGAAACACAAGCAAGAATTGATGCCAGAGCAATAGAGTTAAATCTCATCCGAAGCAAGAAAAATGCTGAAGCAGAGATAATGAAGCAAACTCAAATTCTCAAAGAATTGAATAAGGCTGCTCTTGAAGAAGAAATTAAATTAAGAGAACGCATTAGAGACATTCTTGATGCATATTCTGATGACCAAAAAGTAGACCAAGTAGAAATTGCAGCACTCGCAAAACTTTGGGGCACAACTGCTGATGCAGCAGCACTATATGTAGATCAAATTATAGCAGTTTCTGATAATAAGATTAATGATAGTGAAGTTACTAACCTTGCAGCAATGTGGGGTATTTCAAAAGACCAGGCTGCTAAATATCTTGACTTCCTAAAAGTAGTAAGTGATGGCAAAGTTTCTGATGCTGAAATAAGAAATCTTGCTGATAAATGGAATATGACCATTAAGGAAGCACAGCAATATGCTGACTTCATCATAGCAGTCCAAGATAGAGAATTAAATGATGCAGAAGTTGAAAGACTTAAAGATAAATGGGGATTGACCAATGAAGAAGTAACTGCTTATATTCTTGGTATTGGTGCTCCTGTTAAGTATCAAGGAACTATTCTTGATCCCGCTTCAATTAAGGCATTAGAAGATGCCTGGAATGCAGCCTTAGCAGCACTTAATAAGTATAAGTCAGCACTTGGTGGTCTTCCTGGTGGAACACCTGGTGGAACCCCTGGCGGAACGCCTGGTGGCACTCCTGGAGGCACTCCTGGAGGCACTCCTGGTGGAACACCTGGTGGTACTCCTGGTGCTGGTGGTAACAATGGTACAGGTGGTAGTAGAACTGACTCAGCAGCAGCAGCCGCAGCAAGAGCAGCCGCAGCAAGAGACTATGCAATTGCTAAAGCAGCAGGCGATATGGATGCAGCAGCAAAAGCAGCAGCACAAGTTGGTCCATCAGCACTTGCAGCAGGAGAAAGCGGAGCAATTGGTGCAGCATCTATAGCAGCAGCACTAAAAGCAGCAGAACAACAGTTGCAAAATGAAAAGATAATGGCTACCTATGCATCATTTAAGGCTAAAGAGGCTGCAGATGCAGCAAAAGCAGCAGCAACCTCTACAATGTCAGATGCAGCAGCAGATGCGGCTGAGAGAGCAAGATTTAGGGCATTAATAAGTGATGGAACATCAAGCGCAGGTAAAAATCTTTCTGGCGGAGGAAATCTAATGGCTGGAGGACCTGTAAATGTCACTGTAAATGTTGCTGGTTCTGTAACTGCAGAACAAGATTTAGTACAAACTGTTAGAAATGGTCTTTTAGCAGCACAGTACAACGGTAATCAAATTAACCTACAGGCGGTATAAAATGTTGCCACAAATAGGTGTCTCAATTGACTTTGCAAACGGAGCATCATTTGCTTATCCTTTGATATTAGATGACCCTGCATTTGGACATTTAAATGAACAAGTTTTAGCAGATAATCCTGCTGACATTGTTGAGATTACTGACCAAGTAATGAGAGTATCTACTCGTAGAGGCCGTAACCGTTTATTGTCTAACTTTGAGGCTGGAACTGCAACGGTAGTTATAAATGATCCAAATGGTGATTTTAACCCTCAGAATCCATCATCACCATATACAAATAAATTATTACCATTGCGTAAAATTCGTATATGGGCAGACACACCTTATCTGGGAAATACTGTAAGAGTTTTCTTATTCTCAGGATATATTACTTCATATGATACAAGTTTCTATCAAGGTGTAGATTCAACTTCTACAGTTACATTACAATGTATTGATGGCTTCCGCCTATTAAATAATGTTGCTACAGGCAATGCTCCAGTTCCAGGTACAAGTGCAGGTCAATTATCTGGAAATAGAATTCAATATTTATTAGATTTTGCTGGATGGCCTGCTTCTATGAGATCAATTAATCCTGGTAATTCAACAATGATGGCGGATCCTGGTGGAAACAGAACAATATTACAGGCTATCCAAACAGTAGAACAATCTGAGTTTGGTGCATTTTATATATCAAGACAAGGTGATGCCAGATTCATAGATCGTGAATTAGTAACACTTTTATCAGACTATACGGCAAGATATTATTCTGATCAGTCACTTCCTGGAACTTTATCATATGTAAATCTTGACTTTGCTTATGATGATCAATTAATTCTTAATGATGTTACTGTAACAAGATATAACGATGGATCAATTCCTGCTCCAGTACCTCAAGAAATTACTAATCAGGAAAGTATTGATACATATTTCCGTAAATCAGGACAAAGAAGTGATATCTTAGTTCAGACTGATCAAGAGGCAAATGATCAGGCAAGAACAATTGTTGCTGGTCGTAAAGACGCAGAACTTAGAATTGATTCTATGACTGTTGATATTACTGGTGAAACTAATGAAGAAAATGCAGTTATTAATTTAACATCTGACATTTATTCATTGGTTATTATTTCAAAACAAATGCCTGGTAATAGTAGTATAACCAAAGAATTGTTCATTCAGGGAGTTCAGCATGATATTACTCCAACTGCTTGGACAATGAAATTACTTACTGCAGAACCAATCATTCAAGCACTAATCCTTGATTCTCCAAGTCAAGGAGCACTTGATATTAACACTTTATCATACTAACATAAGGAGAAGAATATGCCTACAGGCAGTCCAAACGCTGGTTACAGAACCTTTAATACAGGTGATGTTTTAACCGCAGCACAGGTTCAGTACAACCTGCAGAATCAGTCAATCATGTACTTTGCTAATGCTGCAGCGAGAGATGCTGCCCTAACAGCAGGTATTGTTCAAGAAGGTATGTTTGCATATCTTGCTGATACAAACACAACAGTCTTTTATGATGGTACCACATGGCAATCATTTGGTACTGGTGATGTAACAGGCCTAACAGCAGGTACTGGAATTACCATTACTAACCCATCTGGCCCTGTCCCAACTATTGCACTATCAACTGGTGCAACTCTAACATCACCAAAAGAACTAATTGAAATTGTTGGTGCTGGATCAACAGGTACAATTAATGTTGATACCTTAACGGCATCTGTTGAATACTATACTGGTCCTGCAACAGGTAACTGGACACTAAATGTTCGTGGTGATGGCTCTACTACCCTTGATTCATTAATGGCTGTTGGAGAGCAAATTTCTGTTGTATATCTTAATACAAATACTGGAACAGCATACTACCCAACAGGCTTTACGATTGATGGATCAGCAGTAACTCCTAAATGGTTAGGTGGAACAGCACCTTCTTCAGGTAATATTAACTCAGTTGATGCATATGTTTATACAATCATTAAGACTGCGGCATCAACATATACAGTTTTAGCATCACAAAGCAAGTTTGCTTAATATTTAATAAAGGGAGTAACAGTGAGTCCATTACAGCGTTTTCCAAGTGGCATAGGTGTACATCTTAGGGTTGTTCCTGCACCTACACCTGCACCAACGCCAGTCGCACCAACGCCAGTCGCCCCAACGCCTGTCGCCCCAACTCCTGTCGCTCCTACACCAGTAGCCCCAACACCTGTTGCACCTACACCTGTTGCGCCAACTCCTGTTGCGCCTACGCCTGTAGCACCAACCCCTGTTGCGCCTACTCCAGTGGCTCCTACACCTGTTGCACCAACACCTGTTGCTCCTACGCCTGTAGCCCCAACACCAGTAGCCCCAACTCCTGTAGCCCCAACACCAGTAGCACCTACGCCTACTACTCCTATAACTGTTTATTGGGCAACAGGATGCTGTCGTGGTATTCCAAACAATACTCAGGTATATGGATATAGCACTAATCCATTTAATGGTGCTACTCAAGCATTAGATAATTTGTATGATGCATGTGGTGGATTACCTGGAGTTGTTGAAAACATTCAACAAGGTACATATACTGATCCACCAAACATAAGCAATGTTCCATCAATCAACTGTACTCCAGCACCTACACCAGTTGCTCCTACACCAGTTGCTCCTACACCAGTTGCTCCTACTCCAGTAGCACCTACTCCAGTAGCACCTACACCAGTAGCACCTACACCAGTAGCACCTACTCCAGTAGCACCTACACCAGTAGCACCTACTCCAGTGGCTCCTACTCCAGTGGCTCCTACTCCAGTGGCTCCTACTCCAGTGGCTCCTACTCCAGTGGCTCCTACGCCTACAGCACCATGTACACGATGGACATGCTCTTATCAAGAGTGGTGGGAAGGATATGGAGATTGTGCATATGCTGGAGACTGCGGTATGCCATATAACAATGGATTAGCATGTTGCCAGTATTAATATATAAATTAACAAATAATAGAGGATATGATATACTATGAATATGCTAACTGATTTAGATATATATTGGCAAAAAGAATGGCATCCTTTTGAACATAAAGATCACGATAGAACTGAGTATGCCGTTTATGCAATTGTCATAGATAATGAAATCGTTGATGTTTGTGCATATAAAAAATCATTTATTGATATGTACAACAGTCATAAATTTGTTGAAATAGATTTCGTTGATGGCAAATATACAATTGATGTGCTTTCTGATGATAATTTTGTAGTTGCTCAATTAGAACTTTCTGAAAGAGTTGGATCAATATTTTTAAGCGAACCAATTACAGTAAGAGTTAATGATCAAACAAGTTACGCTTCTGTTGGTATGAAGCATATTAATGGAGAAATAGTTAGGCTATAATGAATAATTCGGGGAAGTCAAGATGGCAGCAATATAAAGAAAATCTTGGTGAAACAAGACCATGGGACTTTTTAAATCCTAATCTTCAAACTGTTCCTATAGAAATATCAAATAGTAGATTAGATATATGTAAAACATGCCCAGAATTAATTAAATTAACTACACAATGCAAAAAGTGTGGCTGCTTTATGGCTGCTAAAACAAAATTATCATTTGCAGAATGTCCAATAGGGAAATGGGGTAAGCATGAATAAAGAAGAAATAGCACCAGGAATAGTAGTCTATAGCGATGTAATTCCTGATAGTGAAAGTCTATATAAAGACATAGAAGAAGGAATGTTATCAGCAGGTATTCCATGGGTAGGAGCCAGAGTAAAAGAAGGCGATGGCGAAGGCGATACCTTGAACACAATGACCAGAGACACTCAAACTATTGGTGTGCCTTATAAGGGTAAAATTGAGGGCGAATTATCTGCTGACATGAGAGTAGTATTTCTTGATAGCCTAAATAATATTTTCTTTCAAAACTTTGATTTACTTGAAAGAGACTACCTTTCTTCATATAATATTTTTAGCACATGGCATGATCAATGGGGAGTCTTGAAATATGGAGCGGGACAAAAATTTGTTAATCATATAGATGATCATCCTGATTATCATAGACGAGTATCTACTGTATATTATCTAAATGATAACTACACAGGTGGAGAAATTAATTTCCCTCGTTTTGGCATAACATTTAAGCCTAAAGCAAATCAAATGATTGTATTTCCATCTACATATGTTTATAATCACTCAGTATCTCCAGTCATTGAAGGCGAAAGATATGCGGTGGTAAGTTGGTTACGATGAAAGATCCATTATTAGTTAATAGTATTTTATCCAAAGAGGACTACGACAGACTTCTACTTGCCGTAGATAATCCTAAAAGTTTTCAATATGATCCTGGATTTAGTAGATACTGTATAGGAGATGGCGGACTGCCTATTATAAAGGAATTAGCAACTAAATTAATTCCACTTGCAAGAGAAGTATTTGACAGTGAAGGCCTATTGCCTACATATGCACTGTTTGCTCATTATGAGGGACAAGACCCTGAGCCAAGTTTATATAAGCATAAAGATGATAATGCATGTACCTACACCTTAGATATGTGTGTTTATCAGGTAGAGCCATGGGACCTGTTTGTAGATGATAGGGCGTATACTCTTTATCCTAATCAAGCCCTTGCATATTATGGCAATGATCAGTGGCACTGGAGAGAGAAGTTCCCAAATCCAGAAACTAATCATGTTGCTATGATTTTCTTCCACTTTGCAGAGCCTGATCATTGGTACTTTACTAAAGGTCCTGAATATTTGCAGGTAATTAGAGGACAAATGACAGAAGAACAATGGGAATCCAGTCATGGAAGAAACTAAGGTTATACATAATTTCTTTAATGCAGATTATTCTTGGGATAATTTTATAAAGTCTATAAGCGATGCTTATGATGTAAATGATCCAAATAATAAGATTGAAGGGCCAAAAGAGGTAGTTGGGAAAGTAAACTTTTGGCAAAAATTAACTGTAACTTTAGATAATATCAATGAGCAAAATTTTCCAGGGATTGAAGATAAAGTAGTCAAATTAGTAGAACTACACAGAACCTTTAGAGATATACCCAATAGATGTACTGGTTATTTTGGTGCTGTAAGTTTTACAAACAAAGAGCCTACTACAGGAAAACATAGCGATCCAATAGATGTTATTTATTGTCAATTTATTGGTTCTGTTGTTTGGAGTATATTTACTGATGCTGGTCAACAGGACTTTACATTAAATCCTGGCGATATTATTTATGTGCCAAGATATGTTGATCACGAAGTAACATCTTTAACTCCAAGAGCAGCAGTATCTTTCATGTTTGATGCGGTATGAAAAACGCCATAGTCTATTCTTTTGTTCTTAGGTCAGGTAGTATTAAAGACCTTCATTGCTATAAGCAGTTGAAGTATTCTATAGATACCCTGCGAAAATATAATGAAGATATACCTGTTTATGTTTATATATCTGGTGCTGATTTATCTAATTTAGCATTTGACAAAAATGTTCATATTGTAAAGTTTGATGTTGTAGATGATGGCGGATGGCCTGAAGATTGGGTTAAATTAGGATATTTACAATTCCTAAAGCATAGATGGGAAAATGCAATACAGTCCATACATGACTACAATTTAGATAACATTTTATATCTTGATACAGATACCGTATTCCATGGAGATCCAGAAATACTATTTGACAAATATGGATCAACAGAATATCTATGGGCAAAGCCAGACAATAGTACTGACATAATGCAAATAGTTGAAGTTTGGCCTGGTATGAATGATGGCCAATTTATACTAAGTAAAGCCTTAGCAAATAAAGACATACTTAAGCATATGAAGTTCTATGTTAATCATATTACCTCTAAGCATAAAGATAAACTGACAAATCAACAATATAGAGATTTATGCTGGATATCCACACAATACGCAGTTTGGGATTACTTTCAAAATCAAAACAATCCAGTAAAATATTTTGATGATAAAGAAGTTATGCTTCATGTAGAGCCAGAACATAATAATACAGATAAGTTGATTCTGCATCATTACTATAGTGGAAATACGACTAAGTTTGTTCCAGGAGAATATCTATGAAAATATTAGTAACAGGAGTTGCTGGATTTCTTGGTAGTTACATAGCAGAAGCCTTCTTAAAACTTGATTATCAGGTTGTTGGAATAGATAATCTTATAGGTGGAGAACTATCAAACATCCCAGAAGGTGTTGAGTTTCATGAATTAGACCTAAATAATCTTGAATCAATCAATGATATTTTTACTGGAGTAGATATAGTTGTTCATACAGCATGTACTCCTCATGAAGGGCTGTCTGTTTTTAGTCCCGCTTTTGTAACGCAGAACACCTTTCAGGTAACTGCTAATGTCCTCAGTGCCTCTGCCAGGGCAAATGTAAAGAAGTTCGTATACATGTCCTCTATGGCAAGATATGGCTCTCAGGAGACACCTTTTACAGAAGATATGACTCCTATGCCACAAGATCCTTACGGCATTGCTAAATACGCCTCAGAGATGCTTGTAAGAAATGTATGCAATACGCATCATATGGATTTTGTAATTTTAGTTCCACACAACATTATTGGGCCAAAACAGAAATATGATGACCCATTCCGTAATGTCGTGTCAATCATGATTAATCGTGCTCTACAGGGCAAACAGCCAATTATTTACGGCGACGGTAATCAGATGAGATGCTTCTCATTTATTAGTGACTTGATTAATCCTATTGTCCAGGCATGTTTAGATGGAAGAGGAAATAGTCAGGTAATAAATATTGGACCAGATGATGAGTTCATAACTATAAACGATTTGGCAAAGAGAATATGTGATCAAGTGGGCCTGCCCTATAATCCCATCTATTTGCCAAGTAGACCTCAAGAGGTAAAACTTGCTAACTGCAGTGCAGCAAGAGCAAGAAATGTCTTGGGCTACAGAAAGACAATAACCTTAGATCAAGGTCTATCAGAAATGATTGAATGGATAAAGGCGAAGGGTACTAAGCAATTTAAGTATCACTTACCAGTAGAACTTGTAAAAAAGAATACACCATCAACTTGGACTGATGATTTATTTAATAAATTATAAGGAGCATAACAAATGAGCATAGAGCAGTGGGCAGGCTTTATAGTTTCTGCAATCACAATAGCAGTAGCATTCGCTGGATCAGTCAGATGGCTGGTTAAACATTACTTAAGCGAATTAAAAACAAATGGTGGAACAAGCCTTCGTGATCAGGTCAATAGACTTGAGTCCAGAGTAGATGAGATTTTTATTCTACTTGTTGAGGCTAATAAGCCAAAGAGAAAGAAAACATTTGTAACAAAAGGCGAAGAATGATAAAATCACAAAATGGATGGCCTGCATCTCCTGATCAAAAGGAAATAGGTATAAAGGTCTTTAAAATCAAAAACACTAAGAGAGAAATGAGACTACAGAAAGACGCTGGAGTAATCTTGGCTGCCTTTGCTGCTGAGTTTCACGCTCAGGTAGAGCCTATTGATGAGGGAGTGTTTGATGATTGGGCATACGCCTACCGTAATGTGAGACTGAGTGATTCTGAATTATCAAATCACGCATCAGGCACAGCCATAGATCTTAACGCAACAAAACATCCTCTTGGAGCACAAAATACATTTACCAAGCAGCAGGCTGCTACAATTAGAGAGTTATGTAAGAAGTACGGAATTCGTTGGGGCGGAGATTATTCAAAGCGTAAAGATGAAATGCACTTTGAAATAATTGAGACACCTGAACAAGTAAAAGCAAGAATAACTAAAATGGGACTAAAGCCCACTAAGGAGAAGAAAAATGGCAAAGGCCAAGATAGTTAAATCCAATAAAGAGAAGGCAATTGCAATGGCTCAATCATGGGCAAGAGCATCTCTCGCATCAGTTGTAGCCCTCTACATGAGCGGAATCACTGACTGGAAGGTATTAGGCAATGCATTTATTGCAGGCTTGCTTGGACCTTTAGCAAAGGCTCTTGATCCAAAGTCAACAGAGTTTGGCAAGGGATCCAAATAGTAGTATAATTAGATATTAAGATCACAACGCTACACACATCCATAAGGGAATTTTGAGCGATTCAGGTCTTAAGGATGGCCCTGGAGTCAAATCTGGGGCCATTTTAAATTTTTACATACAATATCATTAAGATGGTCTAAAAGTGTCCCAAATCGCCTGCAAACGACGATAAAGGGCAATCTACGGGAAAGGGGCAGGTAGTGACAGAACCTGTTTAAATAACCAAGGAGAATACCTATTAAAAAAGATACAATAATCGGAGGATTATGCGTATTAATAGCAGTTTTATTATTACAAGTAAATACTCCAACACCAGCAGTTCCAGTAGTATATACTGAAAGACCACCTCTAATGCAGGTATCTGCAAAGGAAGTGGCAAAGGAATTGCTTACTAAAGAACAATATTCATGCTTTACCAAGTTGATTGGAAAAGAATCAGCCTGGAATCCTAAAGCAGAAAATCCAAGATCCACAGCAAGTGGAATAGGACAAATGCTTGATTCTACTTATAGTAGTTTAGGCATGAAAAAACAAAAGGCAGGAGTAAGTCAATTAGTGGCTACCCTTTCATATATTTCCAGAAGGCATGTAACTCCTTGCGGAGCATGGAAACATTTTCAGAACAATGGCTGGTATTAGAGTTTGACAGTATACCAATCACCATGTTATAATGAGTATATTCATGTTGCCATATGAATAAAAATGTCGGATCACCTCCTGACAGATAGCCTCCAGGGCTGTTTACTCTCATTCTCACTCTGGAGGCTATTTTTTTTGTCTATTTGACATATAAAAAACTCTAATGCTACAATGTATCTATGATGAAGAGAGATCAATATGTATTATAGAGGCGTCAAGCAGGTAAGAACATCCAGCAATGCCTATAGCACTGTGCGATATGATAAAGATGGAAATATTCTTTTAGAAACAAAGGCTGCAAGAAAAGCCAGAAATAAGGCTATGCAAGCAGCAAGAGCAAAGAATAAAAACAAGAAGAAGTCAGATAAGAAAAAATGGAAAAAACTTTTAAATAAGTATGAGAATACTTGTTGTATTTGCCATCAAGAAGTTCTTGTTGGTGAAGAGATATTTTGGAATATCAAGAGCAAAAGGATCAAGCATGTAACGCATTAAAATTGTAAAAATATACTCTTTTCAGAATCAAGTAATTGTGCTTGAGGGAACAACACCTAAGACAACAGAAGGAGTCAAGGCGTAAGGTAAAAACTTACAGAGTTTGAGGAAAGTGGCATCAGTTGGTAACTGACACTCTCAAAGGAAAGTTTCTGAAGGGCGTTAGTTTAAAAAACTAATGAAGATACCTACCTGGTTCGTGCCAAAAAACAATTAAATAATAAAAACGCTTGCTTCGCAAGCAAAGCCTTACGGCTTTAGATATTAAAACTTTTAAGCCAAGAAGATGTTGAACTTTACTTCTTGGTTCTTTTATTTATAATAAGTAATAAGGGCGAAGCCCTTTTGGCGAAGCCAAATTCTTTTGCTTTATAAAAACTCTTCATGTATAATAAGAATATGAAAAACATGCCTGGTATCTTTAGTAGATTCTATAAAGAGAATCCTATTGAGAAAATAATGAATATGACAGATGAAGAGATTACTCTGGCTATTGATAAATATCTTGATAAATATATAAAAGGGTGGGAATCCAGAAATAAAGGAAAAGACCTTCCTGATATAAATCTTATGACCATAAATGATATTAGAAATATAAGAACCAATGTTTCTAAGAAGCCAAAAATTTCTGGCAGGAGAAGTTATGACTGAAAGAATTCCAAAAAGATATTTTTTTAAAGCATTTATGGAGGAAAAAGAAATGAGCAGTGGCAAATATAAAAGACACGACAAATTTAATCCTGTCCAAATTAAGGATGGCAAAGTAGTTCGTTTAAATAAAAACGGCACTGTCAGAAGTATTCTTGGAACACTTAAAGACATGAGGAAAAAGAAATGAACACATGGCAATTTGTTGATGGAGACATAGTTCTTTCATCAGATAACGAAGAGCAAATGGTTATGGCTAATCAATGGATTGTAGGCCTAACACAAGCAATACGAGCACAAGTTATGGAGGAAATAAATGGGGGGTCCAACATATCCACAGATGGATACGAGCAGCCAGAATTACCAGAAGTCCCTTGCTGAGGCAAAGGAAACTATAAATAAAACAATTCAGACAATAGACAAAATCATCTACTTGTTAGAAAACGAATGCTGTAAAGGGGATTGCTGTAAAAAATGAGATTCCATGTTATAGGACTCCCGCACACAAACACAACTAAAGAGTTTGAAAACTGTGCCTACACAATGAAGATTATTAATTTCTGCAAAATGATGCATTCCCTTGATCATGAGATATTTTTATACGGCGGAACAAAGAATGAAGCACCAGTAACAGAATTTATTCCATGTATGCCAGAAGAAGAAAGACTTAACCTACTTGATGGAAAGCATTTTCTACATGTTCCATATGATGCAGAATTAGAAGGATGGCAATATTTTAACAATGCCGTCACAAATGAGATTAAGAAAAGATTACAGCCTCAAGACTTTATTCTATTTATTGCTGGTTCTACACAAGTAAGTATTGCTAATGAATTTCCAAATAATATAAGGGTAGAATACGGTATTGGTTATGCAGGAACATTTGCACCATTTAGAGTATTTGAATCTGAAGCCTGGAGACATAGTGTTTATGCCATGCATAAGAATCCTACAACTGTAGATGGTAATTTCTTTGATGATGTTATTCCAGGTTATTTGGATCCTGCTCAATATCCGCTACAGGAAACAAAAGATGATTATTATTTATATGTAGGTAGATTAATTCCAAGAAAAGGAATTGATGTGGCTGTACAGGTCTGTGAGAAATTAGGCAAGCGTCTAATCCTTGCAGGTGTAGGAGATTTTAAAACGGAGTACGGAGAATACATAGGTCCAGTCTATGGTAAAGAAAAGGCTGAACTCATGGGTAAAGCCATAGCAGTATTTACTCCAACCTACTACATAGAGCCATTCGCAAATGTACATATTGAGGCTCAGGTATGTGGTACGCCAGTCATAACTACTCCATGGGGCGTTTATAGTGAGACTGTGATTAATGGATTAAATGGCTATAAATGTCATACCTTCAAAGAATTCCTAAAAGCGGCGGAAGATGTAAAAAGCCTTGATCCAAAGACTATAAGTAATAGAGCCACAGAAATGTATTCATTAGATAGCGTAAGGCATAAATATCATACATATTTTACAAGGCTAATGAGCCTACATGGTGAAGGTTGGTATGATTTAAAATATGACCAGACATGACCATTATATAATGGCGTCGGTTTGCAAAAAGTATAAAACAATGATATACTTGTAGTATGCAGTTGAAAGACTGCAAATTCAACAAGGAGAATGAGAATATGAATAAAAACTTAGATAGCCTTATGTGCATATTTTGCCAAGGCTTTATTGCAGATAAGATGGATTATACAAAGACCCTCTACTGCCAACCATGCAACGAATATAAAGGCGTAGTAACCGTCAGAGAATTTCTGGAGGTGTATGCATAATGATAACTTGTAAGCAATGTAAAGAAGAAAAGCCAGATACAGAATTTTATTACACTAAAAATACTGGATACTACAAAACTTCATGTAAAGAATGTTATATTGGTAATGTTTTAAATATTCGCAGGAATAATAAGAAGACTTGCAAATTAGATACCTGTGATAAGAAGCATTATGGATTAGGTTATTGCAGGACACACTATGAAAGATATAAGTCTGGTGGAGAAGAACATGTCACTAAAGTATTTCGTGAGAATTTAGATACACCAGCCAATTTAGAAAAATATGGAATTACCTTAGAAGAATATAAATACTTTTCTAAAGATGGTTGCATGATTTGTAATTCTAAAGCAAAAGAATTCTTTGTTATAGAACATGATCATGCTTGTTGCGAAGAGGCTCCATATTGTGGAGAATGCACAAGAGGAGTTGTTTGTTATTCTTGTAATGCAAATATCGCCAGGTATGAAACTGGTGTCATGCACAAGACTAATCCTCTTAAAGACAAAGTGATTGGCTACCTTGTAAATTATGATATTCGTCGTAGAAAACTTGAGAACATAAAGAAACTACACGATGTATTTGTAGATCCTGAAGGAAAGTACAAGGAGTGGTGATGAAGTGGATAAAAGAATTTGCATCAAGTGTGATATTGAATATCCGCTCAACGAGAAATACTTTAGTTATGCTCATGGTACGCATACAAGGTTCCTTACCAAATGTAGAGAATGTGTCAGGGAATACCAAGAAGAATACAGACTCAAAAAACAAGAGGAAGAACAAGTAGGTGGCGGAATGCATGAAGTAAAAGAAATACCAACAGAAGTACAAAAGCGTAAACTGCTCAAGGCTTTTAACTATATACATATGCAAGCGTTTGGAGAACAAATGACAGAGATGATATACTGGTGTAAGGCAGATGAGCATGTTCAGATAACTGAAGATCAATGCCCTAAATGCAACAAAACTATGGAGAAAATAGGCTTCATAGACTACAACGAGAATGGAGAAAACAAATGAGTAAGAAAATAAAGGCTAAGAAGTTAAACAATCTACAATTGATAGGAACATTTTTTGTAGGTTCAGGACAAGCGATAATTGGTGATCCAGCCCATTTGGATAACTGGAAGCCAATGACTCAAGATGATGATTTAGATGATCACGAGAATCATGCTGGTGAATATAGTTACATGGGTGCTGCCAATGCAACACTAACTACTGGATTCAATACACTTGGTGATCATGATGCAACTGTATTTGCTACAGGCAATGGCGATGGACTATATCCAGTCTATGCACAGATTGAAGATTATAATGGATGGGGTCCAAGAGTATGGGCAGTAGTAATTGACATGAGTAGAGAAGGCAGATATGTCTTTGATAAGAGTCAGCATATTCATGAATGTGACTGCGAAGAATGATGCAATTTTTTTGGATGGTATGTGCAGGTACAATTGCTTATACAAATGGTAGAAAAGTATTTGCTTGGGTAGTTGCTGCATATTTCTTTAGTTGGATTGCACCAGCAATATTGTTAATGTTACCAAAGAACTTTGCGGTAATGGAACGCAGACAACAATTTACTCAAGAAGTATCAGAAGAATATTTAGCACAGAAAGAATTTAACAATGTCAACACAGTTGATGATTTGTTTAAGCAATTAGAAAACAAATAGGGGTAGCAATGGAATGTCAGTTATGTCAGCATGATGCAAGAGACGAAAAGTTTCTATGCAGAAGATGTGAAAGTATCCTCAAGGATAACATCTCTGATATTCCTACCCTGCAACAAGAAGCAAAAGGATTCCTGGTTCCAGGCAGAACTGGGTCAGGATCTCCTACTTCAGAAAGATCAATAGGCTTTAATGTATCTGCTATGGATTATTCCATGGCTGTGGATATCCTACCTGTTTTCCATAAATATGAAGCATTGATCAGAAGAGGTAGAAATCTAACGCCACCAGCCCTGCTAAGGAAACAGCCAAGTACAGAAGCAGAGGTTGCTGCAACAGCCCAGTTTCATGTTACTCATTTAGGCTGGACTCTAAAGCAGGACTGGGTTGGTGAATTTGCGAGGGATGTAAAAGAACTCCATGCAAAAGGATTATCAGTAACAAAGACATTTGTAGAGAAGCCAAGAAGGATTCCATGTCCAACAGATGGATGTAAAGCCCATGTTATTATTGATATGGAAAATCTATTGGGTGATGTAAACTGCCTAAAATGTAGGACTTCTTGGACTCTATATAGATTAATCCAATTGGCTATGGATAATCCAAACAGAAGGTTCTGGTTAGATATTGAGGCTATTTGTCTATGGTTAAATATGACCAAGAGGGAAGTCCTGAAGGTTGTAGATACCCATAAGATAGCCAAAAGGAATGGGCTGTTTGACATTGCTGCTATTGTAAAGATGAGGAATGAAGTTGAGAGTTTTTGATTTGTATGGTAAAATAAGAACAACAGTGCGGAGCCTACCCAAAAACAGGGCGGAATAGAATGAAGACCTGCACCCTTTGTAATAATACATATCCTAATACCATAGAATACTTCAGCCCAAATGGGAAAACATCTGCTGGTAATGTAGTCCTCAGATCTCGTTGTAAACAATGTAGACGCAAAGAAGCAAAAGATTATGCCTCTAATAATAAGGATAAAGAACGCAATCGTAAGAGAGCCTGGAGACAGAATAATGTTGAATGGCATAGAGATTATTATCGTCGGAAGAACCATAAACGCAGGGCACTGAAAAGAAACAACCTACATGAACCATGGAAAGAATCAGAAGTATTAGAATTATATGGAACTGATTGTTATTTATGTAATAAGCCTATAGACCTAAATGCTCCAAGAGTTCCAGGCACAGGAGACAATTGGGAGAATGGATTACAGATGGAACATATTATTGCTATTAGTAATGGTGGTCCAGATATTATAGATAATATAAGACCATCACATGTATTATGTAATCTGTTAAAAGGAAGTGAGTTAATTAATGTTAAACATTAGTTTGTCAGTAGGTCCATGCAATGTGCAAATGCAAACAGATGAACGCCTAAGTTTTGACGGTATAGAAACATTACTCAATAGATCCTCAGTATCAGTACTAACCCTATTCAATGCACACCTGGGTGCCTTAGTTAAGTATGAGAATTATGATAATGATATTGAATGTGACTGCCCTGAACATGCAGAAGAAATAGAATAAATAATAAATAATATAAGAGTATATTAATATGAAAAAATTTAATTCACCCTGCCTATACTGTGGGGTCCTGTCACGAGGGTCAGCATGTAAAGATTGTCTTAATGCAATTCAGGCGAGGGACCCTAAGAGAGCAGAACGAAATAAACAATATGATTCTGAATGGCATAGACTATCAAGATTGGCAAGATCCATGCAGCCATGGTGCTCAAGATGTGGATCAAAAAATGACCTGACGGCTGACCATATCCTTAGTTTGGCAAATGGTGGAAGTAATATTTTAGAAAATATTATGGTTCTTTGTAGAAGATGTAATTCAAGTAAAGGCTAAGATTATTAAGTAAAGGCTAAATAAAAACACTTCCATTACTGGCACCCCTGCCTGGCACTTCTGGGTATGGGTATTTTTCTGTGCGTACAAAACTGTAGGAAACCCCGCATGCCCTGTTCTGTATATTCTCGCAAAATTACAGAAATGATATAATTGGAATTAATTACGCAAAACGGACATTGGAGACGCATAAAAAAATGACGGCAGGAAGACCACCAAAACCAACGGAATTGAAGAGGCTTATGGGAAATTTAGGGCATAGAGATTTACCAGATTTGAATAATATTACGCATTTGCCCATGGCAAAAACAATTCCAACACCACCTGATACTCTTGGTGAGCATGGAAAAAAACTTTGGGATAGGGCTTGGGGAATGGCTATAACTTGGCTTAGTCCAGTTAGTGATATTGATGCAATTACAAATGCATCTTCCTTGGCTGATGCGACGGAAGCGGCAAGAAATAAATATATGGCGACTCTGGACAATGCAGATGCCAAAGCGTATGTTGCGATTAATAAAGCCTACACTGATGCGTTAGCAT